ATTACTTCCTGTGGGCCTCCCGCTTAACCTTGTCGGCTTCCTTCTTGTCATCCCGCACCCACTTACGAATGCAGGCAATCACGAATGCCTTCTCGTTTTCGTCCATGTCATCAAACTGTGATGGAAGGATGTGGAGTTTGCGGAAACAGAAATACGCGTATGATGCCATCGGGTCGGCATCCCGACCCTCGATCAGTTTTTTGCCGCTTCAACCTTGTCCTCAAGGCTTGTGTCAAATCCGCAAAGCCTGTTGATGAATGTGAGAAGATCGGCGTATTCGCCGGGATTGCTGACTAACTGCTGGAGCAGTTCCTCCGGTTCCTTTACGCCATAGGAATCCTGCAGTTCTGCATTCTGCAGATCCGGGAAAACGGTGCATTCGCAGATCATCTTGCGGTTGAGGAGATTAACGTCCACAGTGCGCTTATACTGCCCGCGCTTTCCGGGGATCGGAATCTCTCTGGTGCATTTATCGGTGATCTCATCAAACTGCTCGGATGTGATCGCTTTGAATTTCCATTTCAGTGCATGGCCTTTTTCATCCACGAATGCCTTTGTCGGCGCGTACTCAACCTCGGCGGCTTCCTTCTTGTTCTTTTTCAAAAACGCATGTAAATCTGTAACCATGTAATCACCTCATTTATCCTCTAAAAGCGGGCGGAAACGTGAGAGGATGCACGCTTTCAGCCGCGCGACCTATCCGCCCGCGATGAATCACATTCCCTGCAGTTCCGTGAACTCCTCGGGAAGCTCCACATCATCGAACGTGAAATCCATATCCTCATCGAGCTGGTCCGCGGATGCGTCAACCTTTGCGATGATTGCGGAATCGATGTTGCAGTTTTTCAGGATCGTTGTCTGCCTTCCAGCATCCGACGTGGGATCATCGTTCGTTACCTGCATGTCGAAATAGAAATCCTTGCCGGTCTTTGCGTACTCCACCATCTTCCTGCGGAAAATCGAGGAAACATAGTGAAGGGATGCAGATCCCGAACCTTTCCATCCGGTCGACTTGTGGCCCTTGCCGGATTTGCCGAGGATATCCACATCGACCTTGTTCTTTTCCATCTTGGCTTCTACGTTGATGAACTGCATGGCGTTGTAGCGTCTGCCGTCAATCGTCACATAGACATTGCCAAGGGAGCCGGAAATGACATCCCGGCCATCCATATATGCGTTATCCATTCAGCCCTCCTTACTCGACCGTGACAACCATGTACAGCTTGCCCATTGTTCCGGTAACCTCGATGGATTCAGTGACCGCAACGGCGTTCTTTGTCTCGCCCTGCGCCACCGTGATGTCCTTGGAATCGAAGTTCGTGATTGCACGCAGCTTGGCCAGCTTGTTATGGAAATCAACAAGATCATTCCACAGGGAAACGCGGCCATCGGCATCGTTGACGATCTGACCGAGGTACTTCTCCGCGAAGATCGTGGCCACATCGTTGGCGATCTGATCGATGATGCGGATCACCTTGTTATCCTTGAAAAGATCGTTCTTTTCTGCCGTTGTGGTTGTGAGGGATGTGCAGTCCTCGAGAACGCGAACATTGCCATTCACATTGTGGAACGTGAACTTGCCCGCCTTGATTGCCTGCTCCAGTTCGCTCTGGCTGTAATCCACATCGACTGTGTACTCGCCATCATACAGAGAATTCAGCAGGGAAGCGTTCACTGCGCATCCTGCTGCCGCGCCGGTAACCCAGTAAACAAGGGCCGACTCCTTTGCGCCGTCATCCTTCACGGTGTTGTTTACGTTGATCGTTCCTTCGTAATCAGCCGCAAGATGATACGCAACGAGCTGAAATTTCTTTCCGACATTCTCGCGCATGCGCTTTTCGTATGCCTGAAACAGCTTGAGGGTTGTATCATCCGTGGCATCCACGCCCATCGTGTTGAATGAATAGCCCTCCGCGGCATCGAGGTATTTCTGGTATGTGTCGCCGGTGACCTCGGTGTTTGTTCCGCCGGTGAGCGGTGTGCCTGCAGTCTCGGCCAGCGTTGCGGTCGTGTCGAATGTCACATAATCGTTGGCCCTAAGATCTGTTGCGGCCGCCACAGTCTGCGTGTCAACCTTGTAATTGCCGAGATATGTGATCACATCGAAGGATCCATCGACATTCTTCTCGATCACATTCTTGATGTCGTTGCCGCGTGTCCCGGCATACTTTGCCGTGGCATAGATCGACTTTGCCTTCACACCGGAACCATTCAGCCTGTATGCATAGAGTTTCTTGCAGTGCAGGAACAGATCGCGGAGAGGCTTGAGATTGTCATCCGTATAGGGATATCCGAGGAGCGGCATCGGATTGCTGATGAAATCTTCCTGGTTGATTTCAAACATGCCATCCGGCCCCCAATTGAGGGAGAGAGGCATAGTAGCAACGCCACGCTCGGAAAGCTCTGTGGATGCAGAACTCAGCGACACAAAGTTGATGTATGCGCCGTTGAGTGTTTTATTCTGGAGTGTAAATGTTCCACCACCTAACACTTTTCAGTCCACCTTTCTTTCGAGATATGTTTTGATAAATTTGTGTACTTCGCTGATGGCGTACAACTTGCCATCGTCAAGAACCACCGAGAGGAGATCCTTGTATTTGCGGAATTCATCCGCGGCGAGAATCTTTTTCTTCGGGTACTTGGTTATCATTTTCCTTTTCCTCTGAACATCGTGTTCTCTGTTTCCATCAGATCGCCGTTGATCACCAGCCGCTCGTGAATGTCGAAATCCAATGTCGTAACCAGTGATCCATCCGAAACCGTTGTGCTTCGGTTCGTGCTTCGCACCTTGTGATCATTCGCCGTGATCACCTCAAGGCAATGTAAAATCCTGTCGGCGGCATCATTCATTTCCTTTGATGTGCTGGCAGGCTTGTCTGCAGATCCCTCGCTCGGGAAATAGACTACATTGGCCATGATCGTGTGATTGTATCGGTGGTTTAGAAGATTGCGATTGCTGTTGCTGTCTATGGAGATCAGAAAGCACGGCGCGGAGAGGTCCTGCTGGTTGTTTTCCGTATAGATCGTGAAGCCATCGCCGAATTCCGCATATATGGCTCCGGCGATGCCATCAATCAGTTGTTCAGCCGTCATTTCAGATACCCCTTTAAAAATGCGTCAATCTTCCGCTCCAGCACGCCCGGGGCCGACTGCATCAGTTCCTTTTCCGATATCCGCAGAAAGAATTGCCCCTTTACCCATCCCTTATGGTTGCGGGTCCTGTGGCCGCTCTCCACGTAGGATGCATATTCTGTCGGGTTCGTTATCGTGATGATGTAATCATGCCCGCTGTGCGTCACTGTCTGCGCATTGGCATATGCCGTTGCCTTGCTGTTCTTCCCACCGGTCCAGCCGCGGCGAAGCGTTCCGCCAACCTTGCCCGATCCGGGAGGATAGACACCAACCGGCGTGCGCTTGATCACCTTGCCAAGCAATCGTGCGGCCAGTTCCTTGGCACAATCCTCGTAAAACTTCGATCTCGTGGCATCATCCAACTGTTGCACTTTTTGCCGGAATTCCTGCATCTCGTGATAGTCAAAATGGCCGCTCATGCATGCACCTCATACGGCTCCAGCATGATCTCCTGATGCGTCATATAGGAAGCAGGCAGGCCAGACCGTTTCCAATCGGTTTCTCTGCCGCTTCTCTGCTTCACATGAATTTTGCTTCCGGCCGGAACAGAAACATCCGGTGCCACGAACAGCTTCACGGATTGTGAAACCCTGTCCGCGTTCATCGCCACATCCACGGAAACGGAAGAAAAAGACAGCCTGCACGGAATATCCGTGTAAACTGCCTTTTGGCTCTTCGTTGTTCTGTGCGTTTTCGGGTCGGTGACGTTGGATTCCACATAAACCGTGCATGTATCATCGAAGGTCGCGGAGATCTGCTGTTTTGCCATTAAAAACACAGTTTCCTGTATCGTAGCAACTCCTTCTCTCCTGCCTTCTGCAGGTCCGTGATCGCCGTTTCGATGTTCTGGCCCGCGGAATAGCTGATCTGCGTATCGCCAACCCTAACGGATGTTACTGCCCCGCCTGCATCGGTGATCTTTCCTGTGCTGTACAGATATCCGATCAGTTTGCCGCAAGCGCGGTCAGCCAGCACATATTTCAACCCGGCGGGAACATAGGGCTGATGGATGATATTCTTGATCTCCTCGGTTGCTTCGCCGACCATCAGCGGGACCGCGCCATCCGGTATTGTGGCGGATGTAATCAGCCCCGCTTTCTGTGTCACAAGGGCTTCAACCTCGGAACTATCAATCTCTTTCCATTCGTCAGCTAATCTCGCGTTCATTAGTCACTCCAAATCATCCAAGCTTATGCTTGAATGCAACGATTCTGATCTGCTTGGTGTCGTATACGCGCTTCCAGTTCTTTCCGTTGGAAAGCTCTGCTCTTGTGGGGCCAGACTTTGCATTCGCAACGGTTGTTGCAGTCCATGCGATTCCGCGGGGATGCAGGATGCTGGTTCTACGTGTGATCAGATAATCAATACCTGCGCGGTCCTTCGCATCTCTGTCAGTCTCTGTGGGAACGAATGCAGGCGGATTGCCGTTGCCGTATGCCACAGCGCCCTCACCGAACAGATACGTTGTGTAAACGCCGGCGGATACCGGGCAGCCATCATCTACGATAACGCGCTTGCCCTGATATACGCCGAAGGAGACATCGTTGGAGGGCTGTACAGTCTCGATGAGGTTCTGCTTCTTCAGATATGCCTCGGTTGCGGAGTGCATTGCAACGGCTGTGAGGGTTGTCTTTGCATCGCCCAGCTTCTGCTCGGCATCGATGAATGCGGAGCCGGAGAAGTTGGCCGCGGCACCCTCAAGCGCGGAAATATCCAGCACATTGCCTGTTGCGTTGGAAGCGGAAAGCGCACCGGTGAGGATTGCGATCAGCTCCTTCTGCATATCTCTTGCCCAGAAACCGGCGACAAGTTCTGCAACGGCCTTCATGGGATCTGTGCCATCCAGTGCGGCGGTGAGGTTGCCAGCGGACCACATCTTATCTCTGCGGATGATCGCCGCGACATCGTTGCCGCTTTCAATCTTGTTGTCGGTTGCCTGCATGTTCTCGATGATCTCCTCGGAATCGCCGGTCAGATCCTCGTAGAACGGCATGTTCACAACCGGGGCCTTCTGGGATGCGAGTGCATCAAACTCCGGTGTATGTGCAACAATGCCGCTGGAGAAAATTGCGGATTTCTCCATGGTCCTGTTAATCACATAGGGATTAAACAGTTCGGGTACAATAACATCAGCTAAACTTCTGCCCATTCTTTACTCCTTTTAGATTTTTACTCCGGCGGCCGCGGCTAATGCTCTGGCCTGCTCCGGGTTGCTCTTTAATAGTTCTCCCTGCTCTGTAAGATTGAATGTATCCTTAGCAAACGGATTCTTCACTCCGCCTGTGCCGCCATGCACCGGCTCATATCCGCCGCCCTCGGCCTTGAAAAGATGCGCCATTGTCTTGTCATCCTTGAATGGCTTGATGGCATCCTTTACGCCGATCGGCTTGTTGTCCTTGTCGAATGTGAACTTATCGACACCGCCTGCCTTGTAGATCAGGTAATCGGCATCGAGAACGCCTTCCTTCTCCAGCGCTTCCTTCAGTGCATAGGTTTTAGTCTGGGCCACCTGATCAGCCTGCAGTTTACTGATCTGTCCTTTGTAATCATCGATCTGCTTCTGCAATGCTTCATTGTCGGCATTGTTCTTCTTCAGCGTTTCGATCGTGGCGTTCGCGGTTTTCAGTTCTTCGTTTTTCGCGTTGAACTGCTCCTTCGGCACGGCATGCTTCGGAAATTCTGACTGGATGGATTTCATTAGTCCATCGATGTCCAGCTTCCCATCAGTGATTGTTGCTCCTTCGAGCAGTGTCTTTAACCAATCCATTTGCGATCCTCCAATAGATTTTTATTCCGGCTCTCCCGGTGTGTGGATTCTGCCGGTTTATTCCCCCGGCGTGGGTAATGCGGACGGCGGAGTCGAACCGCCTGCTGCCGTTTTTCCGCAATAAAAAAGCACCGGATAAATCCGATGCTCTAAAGGTCCGTTTCTAAAAAGAATGATGATCAATATGGCAAATATGCTCATGCTGGTAAAATTCTACATCCCATTACATCCCCGATAATGTATTAATTAACTCTGTATCGGTAATCTCGAACTCCCAGCGTCCCCCAATCTCAATATCAATCGGAGAAAGGCAAATGCTGTTAAAATACCTGGCTTTGGATTCATCAGAACAAAGCACATTGGTAGAAAGCGTACAGTTCCGTACATGATTGATGGACTTTGCGTCAATGTCCTGCACAGCGTCAATCGTTCCATACAGAACTATCACCGCCCGCCTCTTCTTAAAATGTGCTGCAGCTGATCCGAGCGCTCTCACTTCGATACTATCCGTATAAAATTCAATAACCGGATCCTGTTCAGACAGAAGGTGACGCTGCCCGTCCCAGACACCGTACAGCTTTGAATCTGTGCATTTGAGTGTCTTTGTAAGTATCTTCATTTTTTCTTGCCCCGAAAGCATTCTGATATTAAAAAACCACCGGCCATGGTGGCCAGTGGCTTCTTACATAAATCCATCCGTCTGTTCTCCGAACCAGTCGTCTATTTCTTTATCAAGTTTCTTAATGTCTTCCGGTGCATCATCCATTAGATGGCACCCTACTAAATAGGGTTCCACCTTGTCAATCTTGTCATTTATGTCTTTTGGTATTATAATTGCCGGCATTTTAATCACCTAGTAAATTCTTTGTTATATATTCCGTGTATGCCTCATCAAATCGATTTATCTTATACTCTTGCTTAGCATACCGGCTTATTTCACCGATATTATACTCGTTAATTCTCAAACGATCCAGCTTCTTCTTACACCTCTTCGACATTTCCACGATATAAGTTGCCTCATTCTCGATTTTTCCGTGCTCCTTAATGTACGCTTGTGCGTCTTTCCAATGGACCATCTCGTGAACGAGCATGTGTGGATCAAGCTCCCCAG